AGATTGAAGTCTAGGTGTAAAAGCTTCTTCTAATGCAATTTTTGCGTTAGCAAGTGCTGTTTCTCTTACCGCTTTCGCGTCAGCAATTGCCTCTTTAAGCAAATCTGTTTTTGCCATAGTTTTTCTCCTCTTATTTAATTTGGAAATAAGGTTATTAAGAACCTTAATAGAATGAGTAATTAATTACTCGTTAATAGATTGATTGAGTGACAGTATATTGGGATACTGTATCGTTAACAATTATATATATTGTCAACGTACACTAAACACCCAAAAAATTTAAAAAAATTATTTTATGAATTTTTCAATTCGATAGATTCTTGTTGTTGAAAATAACGAGCTCTTTCTCGTTGTTTTCTCTGAATGGTCTTTTTTGATATAAAATATCGACTATCTTTTAATCGTTGCATTTTACCAGATATTTTTAATTCTTTTTTTAAAGATCTTAATGCTAATTCTATATCACCATTTGGTTTTCTTTTAGTTTTTACTACGCGTACGCCTACCTCTGCACCTGGTAATACGCTCATTTCGCGAGTAGATTTTTTGTTCGATTTATTTGATTTGTTCATTTTAATTATTTTTTTGTAACTTATTTTAATATAAAAAATTTATTTCAAAGATCCTAATCTAATGAAGGATTTCTATCTTTTTTTGTTGCTACCATATGATCATCAAATGCAGGTCCTTTATCATGTGGACCAGCTGTATAATTATCTTCTTCTATTGCTGCTGAACCATCATCTATACCAGCTGTATATCCATCTTCTTCTATTGTTGCCGTTCCATCATCTACGCCAGCTGTATAATTATCTTCTTTAAGTGCTTCATTTATTTTATAATATCTATTTAATACAGTACCCATATCTTCATATGCAGATTCTAATCTTTGTTGTAATCCACTCATTTCTCCTGCAGTCTTTTCAAACACTTTCATTGCTTCATTCATTTGTTTCATATGTCTAGATACAGTAACATTGTCAAACCAATGTTCTGATTCTTGCATTGTCATTTTTTCGGCACGTTCCATAACACTTTTCAACGTTGTAGTGACCTCTTGTAGTTTAGCATTGGAATATATCATCTCCCCTAACTTATGAAAATTAGAGACTGCTTCTAAAAAAGACTTACGATCCTCTTTAGTCATTTTTGGTTCTTCTGTTTCTCCTAAATATTTTTCATTTAGTAATTTATATAATTGATTTTCATATTTATTCATTATATATCTCCCCTTGATTCCAATCTATCTAACATTTTAGCTAAACCTTCTAATTGTTTTTCTGCGCCCGTTATGTATCGTCGAGCTTGATTTTCTGCTTGTTGTGCTGCTGTTTGATTCATAAATGTAGGATCTTCTGCTCGTCCATTTAATTCTCTTATCAATTCTTCTTCTACAGCCATTAAAGCTTCTTGTGCTGCTTCAATTTGACCTTTATAATATTTATAGTCAAATTCCATATATTCAGCTTCATGAATTTTTTTCTTTCCTGTTACTAATCCTACTAAACGTATCATATTATATCTCCTATTCGAATGATCTTTCTGCAGGAATATTTCCAAATTGATCTGTACCAGTTGGTTTTGTTCCTAATTTTTCAGACGTACCATATTTACTTTTATTTGCTGCTTGACCTAAATTACCTTTACCATCGCCAGCTAATGTATCAAATACTTCGCCCGTACCTCTTTGTCCCTTTTTATTAAATGGACCATATTGTGATTGTAAATCTTCTAAAGCCATAATTAAAACTCCGTTATAATATCAGTTATTATTCTATTTATATTATTATATTTATTTGATTTTATTTTTGAATCTTTTGATTCATTTACTGGAGATAAAAATGCTCCATGTGTTGATGGATTAGAAACAAAATCAAAAGCAATTAATTCAAAATCAGGCTGAACTTCTAAAGTTTGTTCGCCTTCACCCATAACTTCTTTTACAGAACCCATACCTCTTGAACTAATACCTAATCTAATTCCTGATTTAAATAATTCTTTAAGTATATTTCCGGATGGAGTTCCTAAAACTTCTACCTTACCAATTAAATCATCTCCGTTAAATTCCATTCCTAAAACGTTATGAGATACATTATTCAAATTTACTACTGATGAATCTGGATGATCTAATTCTCCTAATGCTCTCCTTTCTTTAATAAACTCATTAGTATATTTTTTTGCTTCTCTCATTAAAGTTTCTTTTGGATATATTCTTCCATTATGATTTTTTGCTTCAGCTCTTTGAAGCACACCTGATACAATTAACTTACCATTGTTTTGTGTTAATGATTCATTAATTGCTTGAGGCGAAACCTCAAATACTGTATAATCTACTAATAATTGCTTATTCATTTTTATCCCTTATTATATAGTCCTGAGTTTAAAAATGCTACATGTGCTTCATATCGCTTTCTTTCATCAGCATATTTTCTCTTCTGTTCTGCTAAAGTTAAATTTTTATTTTCTTTAGCTTTTACAAATTGTGGCCATGAGCGATTTAATATCATGACGATAACTCTTTTAAACGATGAGCAACTCTTAGCATTCTTTCATTAATTTTTGAAAATCTCTTACCTGTTGTTTTCCAGAAGTGGCCTGATTGAACTCCTGTTTCTGTTTTTAACCGTAAATTATTTGTTACAATTTTTTCTATTTCTGCCAACATTTTGTTAACTTCCATTATACCTCGGTTAACTTTTTGTTGTGGTGTTGATGTCGGATCTTGTTTATATTCTCTATAAGACACTTCATGAAGATCTTCCATTTGTAGTATCATTTTTTTGTATATAGAATCATTTACTAATTCATAATCTGTAGCTGTTTCTGCATTAGATTTTTGTTTTTTCTTACCAGATCCCTTTTTATCATCTTCTTGATCATGAAATGCATATGGAGTTTTTGGTGGACCCTCTCCACCATCAATATTACCAGTTGCACTCATTTCATCTAATTCTTCTTCTTCATTTTTAACTGCTTTGGTAACAGTCTTTCTTCTATTAGCTAAATATTTATCTGACGAATCTACATCACCATCATTATCTATATCATCATCTTCTTTTCCTACTGGGTCAAGTTTTGCTTCTGTTAAATATTTTTTAAATGATTTCAAATATTCCATTTATTATCTCCTATTGTTGTCTCTTATAAAAATATAATGTTGAACCAGGTGCTGGTGTCGCAGATGCTGATATTTGTTTGATTGCAACTTCTGTAATTTGTTTATCTACTAATACTGCATCAATTTCAGAACCGACAGCTGTTGTACCATTAAAAAATGTTATTGTAACGTTATTTAATAATGAGCCTGACCTTCCTACTGCTCCATGTCCGAATTCAGAACCGGTTAAGTATAATTCTCCTCCGGTCCATTTAATTGGATCATAATATTTCCCTGGTGAACCTAATCTTTCAAATTCATTTGCCTCAGTTGCAGGATTTCCTGCTGCAGCCTCTGTCCAATACGGTTGAGATTGTGATCTAGCCATTTATCTTGCCTCCTACTTTTTTAAGTTCATTAACAAGTTCATAATAACGAAGCATTGTTAATACATCTTTGTCTTCTACAATATGTTTTTTATTTAATTTATTTAATAAATTTCCAACTTCATTCAATTTGATACGAATTACTTTGCTAGGCACTGATGTTTTATGTGATTTAATTATATTATGTAAATTTTTAGTTTCATTAAAAACATATTTTTTTAATTTAACAGAATTAGTTACATTATTAATATATTCACGTAACATACGTTTTTGTTCCATAGTTAATTTAGAATACTTATTATTAAATTTATCAACAACTAATTTACTAGCCAAAATACGTACATCTTTATGTTCTGCAGAAAGATCGCGAGTGTTATTTTGTTTCTTAGTCTGTTCTTGTACATGTTCGACTAAAGTAAATTTACTATCAACATATTCTTTTGGATCATCTGCTTCAGCATATTCAAATATTTTATAAGTTGAAGCTTGTAATTTATAATTTGAAACACGTGATTTAAAAAATTCATTAATATTAAAATTTGATTTTAAATCTTTGATTAAATTATATTTATCACGTTTTAATTGTGATTCATTTATATCCTTTCTTGCTCTTACAACTGCATCTACAAATTTTTCTGCTTTATTTTCAGTTTTAAATTTTTCTGTAGATACTGTACGATATAATTTTAATTCTTTCGATAGTTCTGACTTAGAATTAAAATGTCTTTTTAGCATATTTAATGCACTAGACTTTTTATTGTTCATTGTATCTGAAGCAACCTGTCGTACGAGAAGTTCGAATATTAATCCTGTGTTTTTTACTTTTGAATGTTTAATACGTTTCATGAAGGTACGCCCTGTATAATCATATTTTTTTAATAAATATGCTGAGTTTTAGAAATTAATAGTTAATTATTCTGGAATCAATTGATTCTCATCCAACATTGTTCCATCATCGGTATTTTTTTTATTTTTTGACAACGTTTCCTGAATAATTTTAGATGTTTTTTGTTGAGATTTCAGTGAATTAATTAAATGATTTATTTCTTTATTTTCTGTACTTAATGGTGACCCTCCTTTAAATTTATGTTGTAATGGTGATTGATCACTGCTAAATGTCTTTCCTAATTGTTTTATTGCTAATGGATCTCGGCTATGTGGTGAATCATGAGTCCCAAATGTACCTGGATCTTTTGGTCGACCAGGACCTGCAACATGTTCTTGTTCTTGACCGGGTAATAATTCTCCCTTATTTGCTACATGCATTGAAGCAATATCATGCGGTGTTCCAAATGACTGATTTGTCTTTTTAGGATCATTTCCTTCTGATTTAATTTGTTCTCTCCTAAATGCTTGTTTAAGATCTTCTATCACTTGTTCTTGTTCTGTATTCCATTCATCTTGACTCAATCCAAATATGTTTTCATATATCCACCTTTCTGAAAATAAATTAGATTCTTTTAAATTTGTTGCCAATCCAACTTTTTGTTCTAACATTTCTACTTTTTGTTTTTCATAAACAATTGATGGATTAGTCAATGATAATTCAAAATCTACTAGATCCGCATCTGTATATCCTTGTGAATATAAATGTACAATTGCGATTTTAGTTAGTTCTGAAACAAATATTTTTTGTATCCTTTCTATAGTTCTTGCAAATCTCACATCTTCTGCTGCTAAAGTTGCTTTACCTTCCACCCCTTCATCATATCCTAAAAAGGCTTTTGGTATTTTTAATGCAGCAAACATTTTATTTTTAAGATAATCAATATCTTCAATTTGACCATCATTAGCTAAGCCAGGCAATGCTTCTATAGATGTCCCTGAATCGCCACCTCTCACTGGCATAAAATAATCTTCAATCATATTTTGTACATTAAATTTAAGATTATAATCTCCTGTCTTTTCATCTATATAAGGAACCTTTTTCATTTTATTGATAATTTGTTGAATATGATTATCAACTTCAGCTGGTGGTATATTACCTACATCGATTTTAAAAATTCTTCTTTCTGGTGCTCTCATTATTCTATGAATCAACATAGCATCTTCCATAAGAGTTAATTGTTTGTATATTTTTCTTGCACTTTCAATCATTGATTTACCATATGGTAAAAAGTTTGTATCTGACAATAATCTAAAATGAGCTATTTCAAAAGGTTGAAATTCTTGAGTTACACTTCCTCCTTGGCCTAATGCATAATGTTGAGTGCCACCACCATGTGTATTTTCCAAAACAAATCGATATGCATACGGATTTTTTTCATCAAACATTTCTTCACGTCTCATTTCATATGCAGATATTGGTATAACATTAACAATTCCTATTTCTTCTTCAATATCTAAATGCAAATAAAAATCTCCATATTTACAACAGTTTCTAATCCATGGCCATAAATTATAATCTACATTTAATACATCATAAAATAGATTTCTTAATATCTTTCTTATTTCATCATTTGGAGATTTAATTGTCAATGTATCACCATCTGCATCTTTAACTGTAGATTCATCTGCATAAATATCTAATGCTGAAGCCAATATTGGGTCCATATCCATTGCTTCATAGTCTGTAAATAATTCTATTTTTGATGTATGAAATGTTTGATGTTGATTGTAAGATCCGTACCCAGGCGTGCCTCGATGTACGCCCGAAAATCTATCTACATATCTTTTAGTAGCTGTATTTCCGACTGATTGAAGTTTATTAGTATCAACTGCTTTTAATCTATTTTTTGCAATCCTACGTACAACTACATTAGTTGCGAATAATCTTCCTAACCTTGCCCTTAATGATGTATCTGTCATAGTTTTTCTATTTTATATAAATATGTGTTTTATTTAATTAACCAAGTTAAATCGTCATTGTCGTTATCACCAGACTGCCAATCCCAGCCTGTACCTTTTAGACTTTCTTTACCGGAAGTATATACTCCTTTTGATTTACCAAAATGACCTAACGCCTTTCTAGATAAATCTATTCCTTGTTGATGTAACCTCAATGCTGTATCTCGAATCCATAATCCGATTCCAAATGCCATTATTAAATCATCATTATATCCGCGTTGAGCTTCGGCTCTTTGTCCGTTCCATATAAAGACATATAATTCATCTATCAATCTTTTTGACTTTACAATTGGTGATTTTTCTCTAAAATAAGTTTCTATCTTGGATATTATTAATGGACGTGTTCTAGATGTTGTTGAAAACCCTGGAACCATTTTTGATTTATCTTTCAAATCATATCCTTTTCTTAAATGTACATCTTCATCTATATATCCATCTTGTTTATAACTATAATATAAATTTTTATAATTTTGATCAATTGCAATTTGTATGACTGCCCAACCTATATTTGCATTTTCAATTACTAGTAATGCATTATTCCATTCAGTTGCAACTGCTACTAACATTTGACCATATTCTGTAGTTCCTATCTTACCTCTATATTCTGCAACTTGAGTCATACTTTCTGTTTCCATAACATGAAATGCAGAATAATCTCCGCCATCGCCACGAGCAACATCGGCAACTACTGTATAATTTTTTGAATAGTTTGGATAGTCCCATAACCAATAATTAGAATCAAATCCTCTTCTTTCTTTTGGTTCTTCAACATATGTTTGCTCATACCATTGAATTATTGGACCATCTACAATTGTATGACCTGATGTTATAAAGTCACAATCACATTCTTGTGCTGCAGATTTTTCTCCCAACAACTGTGTTTGCATGTCTCTCCATGTTTGATCTCTTTCTGGATGTACTGTCCAGTGTAGCTTGATCGGATGAAATTGTCCTCCGGCTTCTGCATCACACCATGTTTTATGAAACAAATTTCCTGTACCATTTGGTGTTGATAACATTATAGCACCACCACCCGTTGCTAATGTTTGTTGTGCTGCAGTCCATATTTCATCAATTCTGTCGATAAAAGCAGCTTCATCTAATACTAATAATGATAAGGCTTCCGATCTACCAGCATCACCTTTTGATGATATAGCTTTAATTTGTG